TGTAAAAATGACTGTGTCACAAGAAGTCTATGAATGGTTAGAACTTCATGATATGGAGTACACTGATAGTAGACAAAGAATATTCATTTGTAATAAAGTGAGATATGTAGATCTTGGCCCAGACTTATTTTCCACTAATAAGAACCCATGAAGTAGGAACAACACTATTTGCAGGAACAATTAAAAATATATCTGAATTAAAAGTTTTATTAAAACAATTAAATACCCTAAAGAATGATTAACTGGAAACAAAAGAATCCAATAGAAATGGCTAATAGAATAGTAGCTGCAGATATTGTTAGATCAATAACTGCTAATAAAATTGCTGGTATCAAAGACGAAAAGCTAAGAGATCTTTTTTTATTACCTTTGGTGGACGAAGAAGGTGAGGAATATTATGATGTAGATTGGCATTTTGTAATCTTTGAAGCTACTGATCATCAGATAGGTAAGCTTATAGATAGCTTCTCCCCCACTAAAAAAGATGACAAAGTTAAAAGTTTGATACTAGATAAGAATGGCCAATAAAATTGACACAAGATTAGTCCCTTCAGAAGTAGTTGAAAGATTTATGGCTCACATAGAAAAGGATCATAAAGAACTAGCTGAAATACTAAAGAAGAATGGCAGCTTTTCTTCACATGGGGTCTCTGAAATAATAGAGACTCCTTTTGAAGATTTGAGGAAAGATTTAGATGAAAACAAGCTTTATGTACACAGAAGAAAGTTTCTAGGTACTTTTTACTCTACAGTAAACAAAGCTAAGTCACATTTAAATAGAATGGAAAAACACAGAGCTCTGTCTGAAGAAGGTCTTAGAAAACCTGTACCAGATAAGAAGTTTAATGAGATAAAAAATATGTTAAATGATTTCATCAGTAGAAAACACTAGAAATTTTATACAGGGCTTTTCTTATAGCTACCTTTATTACTCAAAGAGTTTTGGTAGGCTCTTAAGCAAATGTATTAGAGAACAGATTCAGTACAGGTTTTCCGGACTTAGTAAAGAGTGTATAGAAAGTAACACCTGTCAAGAAGCTGACTGTGGTTGTGACTTGTCTAAACAAGTAATGTCAAACAAACTCTGTTACGGAAGTTGTAGATATGATAAGTTTATGTCAGAAGGAGAGTGGGAAGAGTTCAAAGAAAATAACGAAACAGAACAGAGAATATGCATTGGAAAGACACTATTGTAGATATAGGAGAAGTAAAAGAAAACAGTAAAACATATTTGAGCTTTACAGCAGAAGAAGAAACACCAGAAATAAAAGAGATTGTAACTTCTTGTGGCTGTTCTAAAGTTAAATTGCACAGAGCTAAAGGTCTGTTAAAGACTGAATTACATGTTACACTCAAACATTCAAGACTACCTAATCATCTTCCTGTAAGTCAAAACATCACTAGAACCGTAACTTTACATTATAAAAACCGTACTTTTGACAAAATAGTAATAACAGGGAAAATAGTAAAGAATGAATAAATACGAACAAGAAATTAGAAAGAGTAAAAAGTCAGAAGAATATTTTAAAGAGTTTAAAAAGAAGTTTCCGTCAATGAGAAATACTTCTTCCGAAGAATTGTTTGTAGCCTATTACAGAGGTATGCAAGTCTGGTTATTGCCACCGGCAATACAAGGTTATTTTCTTTGGGCAGCAGTTTGTTTAGGTAAAGTAAGAGCCATTAAAATTTTACAAAAAACATTAAAGGTAGAGACAGATGGGGTAATGGGGCCCATAACAAGAAATTTTATTTCTGAAAGTAACACAGAGGATTTTTTAGATCAGACAAGAACTATTAAAAACAGAATAATTTTATTATGGAGATACACGAGAGAAACCAGAAATTAATAACACCACCTAATTTTACTATTGAAGAGTACTTAAATTATGGTGAAAGATCAGTAGTTATTATATCAGACAGAGAGCTGATACTAAAAGATTGGGAATGTCTTTCTGTAGAAGAGAAACAGAAATGTCTTTCCATATTGTTTGCAATGCAACCTGTTAGGGTTGAAATGGGCTTTAACTTTTATATTACTTGTGGTTACAGGAGTTATGACCATGAGTTAAGAAAAGGAAGATCTGGAGACTCTAAGCATTTAGAGTTTGCAATAGATATTACTTGTGACACAGAAAAAGAACTAGAGAAGCTTGCTGCTTTTTTAACTAAAACTTGGGTTGGTGGTTTTAAGTATTACAAGAAAAAGAAATTTATTCACGTTGACTTAGGTCCAAACAGAAGATGGTAATATGAGTTTATTATTTAAGGTAGAAAAGAAACATGTTATCCCTTACACAGAGACTTTATTGATTCTCCCATTTAAAACTATATGGGAAAGAGATGAGTCAGAAACAAAAGAGTTTGCAATAGAGGATTTTAGTTTCATAGAATTTATGGGCTCTTTAAAGAAGACAAACCCATATTCAGGTTACAATGAAAACTCTAAAAGACAAAAAATAATTGATGATGTCATAACTAGAGATGATTGGGAAGAAGACATATTGATTTTACGGGCCATAGAGGAACTGAAAGATATGCAGAGAAGAGGGTCTCCTACTTATAATTATTATGTTTCTGCAAAGATTGGTGCTGAAAAAATGCAAGATTTCTTTACTGATTTTAATATGACAGATGTTAATATGAAGTCTGGCCAACCCTTATACAAACCCAAAGAAATAACCTCAGCACTTAACGACACTTCTAAGGTATTACAAAATCTTGAGGAGTTAAGGACTAAAGTAGATAACGAAGTATTTGAAATGACTAAAAGCAGGGGACAACAAATAGTAAGCCCTTTTGCAGACCCACAAAGCCTATTATAATGGAAAGAATTTCAACATTAGATTGCCCAGGAGCAACTCAAACAAGAGCAGATGGGAACACTACAAGACAAGTAAACTTTGCAATAGATCATTTATTCAAAGGCTATGAGGTACACATAAAAGATCATTGGCAAGAAGGAGAGAGTAATCTTGCCAACAACTTTTTATGTGATAAAATAATGAACAGACTGTTGACAGAGCACAGATTCTCAGCCAGACCAGAAAGTGACATATCTTTTGACAGAAGAAGAATGACTTTAAGTATTAAAACTTAAGTATGAGTATAGTAGATTCAGTTAGAAATCCTGAAGGAGTTTGGGTTAACTCTCAGGGGTTTAGAGAAGAAGCTTTAAGGTTTAAAAAAAGAGGGGCTTATAGTATGGATCCCTGGGGTTCACCAGATTGGTTTGACTACTGGAAAGAACAAAGGCAAAGATGCATACATGGTCATTCTGAAGGAGGTGTAAGAATAACAGGTGATCATTATTTCTACCTCAACTTCTGTCCTATTTTAAAGACTGAGGACACTACAAAAAAGAAATCAAAGAAGATAACAGACTTTCCAGACTTCTGGGATGGAGACTACAACTATTTTTGGTCTAGGGAAATAGCAAGAAACGGTGTTTTAGAGACCGGTCTTGTTTCTGACTTAGAGCAAGAAGAGTTTATACATTTTGATGATAAAGAACAAGCTTTAAAATTAAAAGAGTATTTCGATAGGTTACAACTATCTGTTAGAATAGAATCAGATTATCTTAAAGGAGGTTGGAATTTAGTAGTAGGAAAATCCAGAAGAAAGGGGTACTCTTTTAAAAATGCTGCAATTGGTGTAAATAACTATTTATGTAGACCTTCTTCTCTTACTATCTATGGAGCTTATGAAAAGAAATTTCTTTATCCAAAAGGAATTTTTACAATGGCATATAGTTATGTCAACTTTTTAAATGCAAATACAGCATGGGTTTACCCAAGACATTATATAGACCAAGCAGGTAAGGGCCACATTAGGGCTTCTACTAAACAATACAGAGATGGTGTACCTACAGAAACAGGCTTCATGTCTGAGATTATGTCTGTTACATTTAAAGATGATCCTGATGCTGCAAGGGGTAAAGATGCTTATGATGTAGTAATAGAAGAGTCTGGAGCTTTTGGTACACCAGGTCTTTTAAAGAACACTCTCGTTGCAATACAAGATGTTGTTATGGATGGAGATATTAAAACCGGACTGATAACAATGTTTGGTACTTCTGGGGATATGGAAGGGGGAACTGCAGATTACGCGGATATCCACTCAAAGCCTATTGCTTACGGATTTATGCCTTTCAAAAACATTTGGGATGAAGACTCTGAGGAATTTGATTGTGGTTTCTTTCATCCTATACAGTGGAATATGCCAGGGTATTATGATGAACAAGGAAACTCTGATAGAGAGACAGCCAAAAAAGCTGAACTAAGACACAGAAAATTTCTTCTTTCTAAAGGGGCAACTTCTACTGATATTCAGAAGAGGATGCAAGAGAAACCCTTGGGTCCTAAAGAAGCATTTGGTTTTGTGACTGTAAACAACTTTCCTGTCTTAGAGTTAAAAAGACAGTTAGAAATTGTTAAGGGAAAGCATTTGCAAGAAACAATGGGAACTCCTGTTGATCTTTATTACGATTCAGAGACTAAGAAAGTAAAAGCAGATCCTATTTTAGATGGTACAGCAGACCCTATCTACAGGAGGAAGCCAGATAATATATCCCTTAAAGGTTGCCCTGTTATTTATGAATACCCAGCTTTTGATGTTCCAAGGAATGCTTACAAAATAGGGTTTGACCCTTACAGACAAGATCAAGGTACATCTTTAGCTTCTATCATAGTTTACAAACCAGTGATAAAAGGGGAATACACTAAGATGCAGATAGTTGCAGAGTATATTGGAAGACCCCAGGAAGCAGATGATGTTACTTACATAGCTAAGTTATTTGCTATGTTGTACAACACTCAAATAATGTACGAGAATGAAGTAACCCATGTTAAAGACTATTTTAGAAAAAGAAAAGAATTACATTTTTTAGCTGCACAACCTGATGCTGTAATTAGTAAAAACATTAAGAGCTCAAAAGTAGCTAGGGTTTATGGTTGTCACATGAACACAAACATGAAAGATGCTGGAGAAAAGTACATTAAAACTTGGCTTCTTTCTACAATAGACTTTGATGATGAAGACAACCCTGTTATGGTTATAGACAAGATATACTCTATAGGTCTTTTAGAAGAGCTTATTAACTATAACAGAAAAGGTAACTTTGACAGAGTTATGGCACTCATGCAAGTTATGTTTCAGGATGAAGAAGATATGCTAGGTAAAGAGTACAAACCTAAGAGTGGTTCTTCAAAGAAGATAGAGCAACTACTAAAGATGCAAAATAAGTTTTACACAAAAAACAAAAACACTAATATTAGTAATTTTAATTAACTACTTTTGTAACAATAACTACTCTCATGGCAGATACTATATACCTAGATAAAGAAAGACTAACAAGAAACCAAAAGAAAGCTGATAAGCATTTATGGTACAGAGAAAAAGCTGACAAATATGAAGTTGAGCATTCTAGTCTAAAGAGTGGTGTTAACTCTACTGTTAATGAGTATAAAAGGATGAGGGTAAATTATGATCTTTTCAACAACATAATAGACTTGTCTGATTTTGAATATGTGTGCCAACCTTTTGGTGCTGAGCAAGGTGAGCTTCCTGCTGAAATGGTTAATAGAGATATTAGTTCTTACAGAATTAAAGCTCTTATGGGAATGGAAATGAAAAGGCCAACAGGTTACAAAGTCCTGGCTGTTAATTCAGAAGCTACCACAAGAAAAGAACAAGTACATTTCCAAAAAGTAAGAGACTTTGTCCAAGATAAAATTATGGCTCCTATAAGAGCTGAAGCTGAGGCAAACCAGAGAGCAAAGATGCAGAATAGAGAAGCCTCTCCTGAAGAAATACAAAAGATACAAGAAGAACTTGAAAAAGAAATTGAAGAAAGGACTCCGGATAGAATAAGAAAGTACATGGACAGGAAGCACCAAGACCCTTCTGAAGTCCAAGGTCATCAAATATTAGAGTATCTTAAGAAGCATTTGAAAATGCCTAAGAAATTTAATGATGGCTTTAAACATGCACTACTCTCTGCTTACGAAGTTTATTTTGTAGGTATTGTAAACAATAAACCTATTGTAAAAACTATAAACCCAATAAGATTTTCTTGTGATGAATCTTCAGATTTAGATTTTATAGAGGAAGGAGAATGGGCTTTAGCTGAATACAGAATGGGACCTTCTGAAGTTGTCAAGTCTTTTGATCTTACTAACAAAGAGATAGATCAAGTTTATGCAGATTACAGACACAGAGTACAAGAATTAAATTACGGAGAGTTTTTTGGGGATAACCTCAGCCATACTTACGAAGATCAGAGTACTTTATCAGTAAAGCATATTCAGTTTAAAGGACTTAGGAAAATAGGTTGGTTAGACTATGAAGATTTAGAGACTGGTCAAATTAACACAAAGATGTTAGTGGATGAAGAGTACACTTTAAATAAAGATATTGGAGATATCTATATCAAATGGGAATGGATTCCAGAAGGTTATGAAGTTTGGAAAATAGGAAAAGATATTTATAAGAAAATGGGTCCTATTGTTGGACAGACCAAAGATGAGAATAACCTGTACACTTGCAAGCTTTCTTACCATGGGGCTATCTATGATAACACAAACTCTGTCCCTACTTCACCAATGGATAGAATGAAAGTTTATCAGTATTACTACAATATTGTTTGGTATAGATTGGAGCTTTTATTAGCTTCTGATGATGGTAAGAAAATACTTATGAACATAAATGCTGTACCAAGTGATAATGGTATGGACATAGAGAAGTGGCAGTATTACTTTAAGTCTACTCCTTTTATGTGGTTTAACCCAGATGAAGAAGGAATGACTGGCCAAGATGTAAACTCTATTGCAAAACAGCTTGATATGTCTGTAGTATCTGACATAGGTAAGTATGTGGACTTGCTTGAGTTTCTGGAACAAAAATGTGGTAAGTCTGTTGGTGTAACTGATCCTGTATTAGGACAGGCTGCTCCCAACTCTACTGTTACAAACAATCAACAAAACCTTGTACAAACTAGTAATATCTTAGAGCCTTATTTTGATTTACATTCCCATGTAAAGATAAATGTTCTTCAAGCATTAGTTGATGTTGCAAGAATAGCTTACAGCAGGGAAGATGCTCCTGAGACTCTTTCTTATGTTTTAGATGATATGTCTACAGCACTTCTTACTATTGACAAAGAATTGTTAGATAGTGAAACACTAGGTTTATTTGTAGAAGAGAGTTCAGTAGCAGAACAGGCTAAACAAGATGTAAGAAATCTTGCACATGCTGCAATGCAGAACCAAAAAGTAGAATTGTCAGATGTACTTAAGGTCATCAAACATGATAGTTCAACTGAAGCACAAGAAGAACTGGAAGCTGCAGAGAATAGAAAGATGGAGAGAGAAGATA